CGCCAGCAGGGATGTGGTTTCTTGCTGCAGTGCAACTGCCGTTTTATCCCACGAATAATAATTCCCGGTTGACTGATCGATAGCCAGATTATGCTGATCTGAAGGTACGGAAGCTCTCAAAACAGATTCGGTGACATACACCGCAACGCCGCCGTTTTCCATGAGCGCGCTTATGGCTTCAGCGTTCTTCGCCATCATTCCGCGCCAGGTATCCAGATCAACGCCAGCGCGGTCCGGTTCGGTCGGCGCATCACCATTCACCAGCTTATCCAGGCGCTCGGCGTTATCGAGCAGCACTGCGGGAGACGTGCTCCCCAGCTCCGGGTTAAAGGCCATGTTTTTGCTCCAAAAAAGGCGTTCGCGCAAACGAGGGTTTGAGCGAAAAGAGTTAATAAGGGGTTTTTATGGGGTATTAAGCGACGTCGCCGGGGTAGATAGCGTCGTCGTAGGCGTAGAAAATTTCTTTATATTCCGGCGCGGTAATCTGACAGTTGCTGTCACCGGAGGGGGCGACCTCCTGGACTATCCCATGCCGGGCACCTTTTTCACTGTCGCAGAACAGCAAACGCGGTAGATCAATATCAGGGTCGTCCATAATCCAGTCTTCCGGGTGCAGATCGTCGTTGTAAGGTATGGTAAGAGTGAAATCATCTATCCGCTGCGGCGTCAGCATCCGTGACGATGGACGACTGTTCTGAAACTGTATCCAGCACCGGGGATTTGTATAGCTCCAGTCCAGAGGCTCGGTGACATGTAACGTTATTTCCTGAAAGTCGTATGTCATTGCGTCAATCAGGCAACTTTGGGTTTTCCCGGTTCGAATATCATCTGACAAAATGATGTGGTCACCAAAATCATGGCACCATCCCAGCATTGCAGTTGTAGCCGTATACGTCCGGCGTTGATGGAGATATTTCATTAACCGGCGCATCCCGATACGCCAGGCACGATCCGCTGTCATGACGACATCGATGGTGTAAGCCTCCGTTTTCCTGGGGAACGGATTTTCAGGCGTCCGGCACTGTACGGTCTCCTCCGCCCAGGTCACGGGATTGATGTATTTCACATCCACGCCATCAAAATCGTCCTCCGAAGGCACCCTGAATGATGTCTGCATTTCTTCGACAGTATCCTGGGGGGTGATGATTCCGGTCCAGCTTTTGACCCCTTCACGCCCGACGGAAAGTAAGCCGTCAGACAGCAGAAAATACCCCATGCCTGCTTCAGCAATCTTATCGAAAATATCCTTTGCGGACGTGCTGTCACTGCTTGCCTGATGGTCAAAATACTCGCCTCGTGGCGTCCAGTAGTTAGCCTCAAGCATGTTAATTGTGGAAATGTCGATCTGGTCGTCGCGATAACCCAGACTGCGGGCCAGATGCAGGAATGCCCCGCTGATTGTCCTGTCACCACCGCCATCATAGTTTCGCGTGGCGACAACACTCACACGCTTGTCTGACTGCGCCGCCAGCTGGCCGCCGGTTTCAACCGTGATCCCTATTGTTGATATCCCTGCGTAGGAGGTCGGACGGGAAAGCAAACGACCTCTGAGCGCCTGCCAGAACATGCTGTCTCTCGCGTTGTTGCTCCCCTGCTCGTTGCGGCGGCGGCATCGAACCTCCACCAGCCCGGGTGAAGACAGATCAAAACGCTCTGTAAAACCGAGGCCATTAACGTTTTTAAGCGCGTACACCCCCTGCTTACTCGTCCACCCCGATCCGGAACCATATACGCGGTACTGAATTTCATACTCAACATGGCGGACCCGCTTATTCCCGTTATTCTGGAAACCACAGATTCCGTTCGGAAATGCAAAGTTGATTTCAAAGGCATCGATAACCTCGTTTTGCGGGCAGGCCAGAAATGGGCCGAGCCATGTTTCATTATCGTTAATACCAGACGCGGCAAAATCCACGACGGTACGGGTCAGAAAACCTGACCAGGTGTTGTCAACAGCACCGTTAACCACTCTCTGTACGGTCGCAGACGATCCGTCAGTCGATGCTATCTGGTATTCGTTTCCACGGTGAGCCAGGGAAATCCGCTGCGTGCCGTCCGGCAGGCCAGAAAATGAGGTACCGGAATCGTATGCCAGCCTGACACTGGCTGAGACCGCCGGGCTTCCGCCACTGGATGCTGTACCGGCAGTAAACACAGGGCTGTCGCCAAAAACTGACGCGGGCAGGAATGATGACGTAATGGAACCGCCACGCCACGGGCTGGAGATTTCCACGATACGAATCACGCCGCCGTCATCCTGAGCAATCAACCCCGATCCGGTGAGCCCGCTGTTAATCGCCGCCAGCAAACCGGACATTGTGCCGTAGTCAGCAACCAGGGACAGGGTATAGGTGACGCCCTGCCAGGTCAGAGCAAACGTCTGGCTGGTTGTCGTAAAATCATACGTGGATGGCGACGCACTGGCGCGCAATGCTGCAGTCGATCCCCCCGTTCCCGGAACGGCGTCCTGGTGGGGGGTATACGTGGCAATCTGCAGATCGTAATCGGTACCGCTAAATGTCAGCGTTACAGGCATACCATTATATGGCGCCACTTCTGCCACGGCGTCACCTGTCAGAACGTTAAAACCATCCTCAATCGATACCTGATAATTCACCGGCGCTTTCAGAGTGACAATTGCACCCTCAATCCAGCCAGGAGGCAGTTTGTTCTCATCTTCATCATCGTTGTCATCATCGACATCGAGACCTGAAAACGAAACAGATGCACCGCTAACAGTCATGGCATCAGCAACGATATCACTGGCTTCAGGAGCAGTCTGAGCCATATCGAGGCCGCTCCCACTTGACGTTCCCCCGACTTCCGTTGAGTTGAACCAGACCTCACTGCGACGGTCACCCGCCACGTTATCGCCCGGACCATAGCTGGTATAAGAAAAGCCATCGCCTAACGGCAGAGCAGGAGTTTCACCCACCCGAAAATCACCGCCGGTATAAGAGAAACGTCCATACCCGAGGCAGACAAACATTTCGACCGTCATCCGGGTGGGATCATTGGGGTCAAAGCGAGTGACCGGCTGCACCAGGTAATCCGGATAAATTCTGTTTCTTCCGAATACCTCACGAACAGGATCGCCAAGCTTAGCTGTATTCGCTTTTGCCGGGTTCAGGTCCAGTGATGCTGAATTGCCTGACGAAAACCCGCCCAGCTCTGGTTTCGGGGCGAAAAACAGCGCATAGGCCGTAGAGGCAATAGATACGGCAACCGATACCCACACGGCGATTTCCAGGCCGGTTCCATACGGGATCGGGTAAATCCGCACATCGCTGTTTGGCCGCAGCAAACATAGTGGCCATTCCGCAGGTGGAACAGCCCGGCCGTCCAGTTCGACAGCAACAGGATGCTTTCTGTCCTGCGAGTAGCTCGGGACATTCCTGGTCATCCACTCATGCAGGGTCATCGCGCCATGTTCGTGCGTCTCAAGGGGTTCACCCGGCAGCCGGGACGGATAAAACTTTATCGTCATTGCCAGAACTCCACGCGGTTAAACCGTCGTATGAATCGCGCCAGTGGCAGAAACGTAACCCCCGAGCCTGGATTACATTCCGCGACCTGCAGCTGGTTATCGAGCATCACAACGATCCCGACATGGGAAACTGTTGAGCCCGAATAGCAGGCCACTCCGGCACCTTCACAGGGGTCACAACGCTTCAGCGAAAGCATCAGCTTTCTCGCCTCCCGGTCGAGTCCCCCGCCGTCTTTGGTCACACCTGCAAAATCCGGCCATTCAGGTAGCCCCAGGTCGCTGCGTATTTCATTCACAATGCCGAAGCAGTCGAGTAGCGGGTAGGCTCTACCGCCCTTCTGCCATTTAACAGAACGGTATTTATCAGGATTAAACATATTTGCCTCAGGTTAGTAACGTAAGCCCGGATGCTCGGCGAGGTTGTAACGTTTACGGGGCCAGGCTGTTTTGAGGATATTCATATAGCCTGCCGTGACCTGCACTGCTGTCGGGGTCCATGAGCCGGATTTGATATCGAGCGTATACGGTGATGATGCCGGGGAAGACAGATCGGATGAAATGTACCGCCGAAATGTCAGCGTGGCTGATTTCATTTCATCCAGGATTTTATCGATCGCCTCAGAAACCCTTCCGTCAATATTGCTGATAGCAAACTTTAAATCCTGTGTCCCGTCGGCGTTCCTGGCTGGTAAGGCGATATCTATCGCGCTGGCTTCAAACGTCGCCGGCTGACCATTTTCCAGCATCACGGAAACGTCATCCCAGCCACTGGTTAGCCAGTAGTTATCATCGCCTGCTGATATCTGCAGCGTATCGTGGATAACCTCGGAACCGCTGCTGGCATATAGCCGTTCAAGAATTGTCATGCTTCGGCCACTCTCTGTTTAGCGCAATATCCAGTAACGACTGGCCCGCCAGCCATTCCGGGTAATTTCCCCAGCCTGAAGGTGGTAACGGGCGCTCCCATAATTCCAGCGTTGCGCTGTACTGCCAGTATTTTGGCGCGACCAGCGTCGGCCCTTCGTAAATATCCACGAACCTGGCTTTATAGGGCTTTACCCCGATTGGAGTCTGGAGTTTCAGATAGAACCAGGACTGGCCATCTTTAAGCGCATCCCTGAAAAACGCCTCAAACACCTGCGCCAGAGCATCAGTTTTAAAAATCCATTTAACTGATGCCTGGGTGGGTGTTGAGGTATATCGCCTTCGTTGTTGAGCGCGACCGGACGTCATCTCCGTTCGCAGTAAAGGTGATATGGGCTTAAACCCGTACCCGTCCATAAGCGGCAAGGGCAGGTATTCATCCGGGTAGAAAATATCTGCCATGAATATTCCCTCCGGGCAGGTCTATCTTGGTTTTTTGGATTGGAGATTTGAATAAATAGCCCGACCGAATTTCTTCTGTGGGTTATTTATCTCGGCGGTTAGAGAGTTAACAATCCGCTGTTCAAGAGCATTATTTCTTCGCTCAACGGCCTGCATCGTTATGTCATCCGGTTTGCCGGTGAACGTGCTTCGTGCGTCCACGCTAACAGCTATCCGTGGCTGCGCCTGAATCTGACTTGCTGCGTTCTGTACCGCAGGGGACTCACGACCTACAGCACGAACCCCCAGCGAACCATCAGCGCCACGGGTCAGGGGCATAATCGCTTCCGGGCCAGCTTCACCGAAAACGCCCGCTCCTTTCGCAAAAGCAAAGTACTGCGGAGTGCTGTATACACCGCCGCTGTATGCGGAAAGTGAAGGCGAATCGTAGACGCCACCGAGGGCATTAAAGGCAAAAGACGATCCGAAGCTTTGCAGCGCAGTTCCACTACTTGCAGCTCCACTTGCTCCACCAAAAAGACTACCGAACAACCCACCCGCTCCGCCGCCAAATGACGCCATAATCGCTTTAGTGATCAACGCCTGTGTTGCCATCTGGATCAGCGTCTTAATCACCGTTTCGCCCAGGGAAGAAAAAATATTCGACATCCCATCTTTAAACGAAGCAGCGCCTGTCAGGACGTTTGTCAGGTTGTTGGAGATAGAGTTAGTGGTGGCATCCAGAATTTCGCTGGTTGCAGTAGCAGCCATTGAACTCAGATCAGAAGCCTGATCGGCATAGTTCATCAGGGAATCGCTGATCCCTGCCCGCCAGTCTGACTGCTGCTCATCGGTTTTTTTGTAATAGTCCTCCTGAATCGCCAGCCGTTCAGCAAGCGCAGCCTGCAGTGCTTCCGTTTGCTGTTTGTACAGGTCCTCAGAAATTTCCCCTCGACTGAAATCCCGCTGCAGGTCCCGCTGCTGTTTGAGAAAATCAGTACGAATATCTGCCATTTCCTTCATGCGGTCGCGGGCCTTATCCCCCATCCCGGCACCAAGAAAATCAATATTCCCACGGTCACGCGCAGCAGCATTACTATCAGCCAGCCCCTCGCGGAACGTTTTTAACTGTTCAGCAATGTTTTTCTGATCGATAAGTGCAGCATTGTGCAAAATGGTTTCTTTTTTAGCTTGCTCAAGAGAGGCTAACTCACCCTGCGTGACCTGGTATTTTACTTTAGCCAATTCGGTATTTTGGCTTCCCAAAGCAATTTGTTCTTCCTGCTGTTTAATAAGACGCTTGTAAACGTCCTCTGTCTTTTCAGCCGCTTTAACCTCTTCACTTTTTGGTGCTTTCCGGGTAGGTTTATTCGATTCATCATTTTGCCATTTCGCCAAACCCTGATTAATATACAGATCGCGGTTAGTTTTAAACTGAGGTTCATCCTTAAGACCTAATTCATCAGCTGCATAACCTAACCGGGCTCTTTCCTTTGCCTCTCCTTTAAGCTTTGATAGTTCAAGGTCCTGACGGCTTTTTTCCAGAGCATTGGCTTGCTGTGAAGTTAAATCAGCCTGAGGCATTCGCATTGGAACATTAACCAAGCCCTGCCGTTCCATTAAAAGCTGGTTTCCTAATCCAAGTAAACGGTTAACTTCGGAATACTTACCAGTCATCAATATTAGACTCTGGTATTCTGCATTTTGCCGCCATGCTCTTTCTTTTATAAGATCATTTCTTCTTCTTTCATTCTCCTCAAGTGCCTTTAATATATCACTGGATTTTTCTCGCATCTGACGAAGTTTGTCTTCTTCTACGACAACCTGCTCGGTCAAAATTGCAATAGCCTTTGTAATATTTAAATCATTTTCTTGAGTAATACCTGGTTTGCTTCTACTTTCATTTAAATCATTTATTTGTCCGTTAAGTTTTTTTACACTTTGTTCTTGCTCTTCGATTAGGCGTTTTTGCTCCTGCATCGCCTCAACCGTTAATCTTCGATTACTATCGACCTCAGGTAGGGTCATTGAGGAGGTTTTTTCTCTGATCTGATCTATTTGGCTGGCATATTCCTGAGCTGATTTTCTTGCTTGCTCCTGGCTTTGGTACATAGCGTACCATGCGCCCGCACCCAGCATAACCAACCCGGGTATACCACCGACCAGCCCAAGAGCCCCACTCATCAACCGGGTGCCGACAGAGGTAACGCTGTTAAGATTATTTTGAGCAGAAACCCTACCTGAAATATTACGACTAAGCGCCGCTTGCGCTGCAGCAAGTTTTCTTTCTGCAATAGCCTGTGCATCGGCATTTTTTGCAGCCACAAGCCCGGCCTGAGCCCGCTCCAGAGCTGTTCGTGCTCGTACTTTTTCTGTAGCTGTCCCGGTGGCGAGGGCAGTAGTCAATCGACCTTGTGCAGCAGTAACCTTTGCTTCTGCGGCTGCAACCCTCTCCTGTTGTGCAGCCTGAACATCTGCACTTTTAGCATTCTGAAGGGCTTGTTGGGCGCGGTAAACGGCGGCGCGGGAAGCGGCAACAGAAGATTGCGCGGCTTTTTCCTGAGCGACGGCAAGAGCTACCTCAGATTTTGCCGCTGAAATAAGTGCGCCAGTAGCACTGCTTGCACTGGTAACAATTCCGCCAAGATACCGGGCCAATCCGATCCCAACCAGGCCACCAGCAGCAGTGGTAATTAGTGACATATTATCTGCTACGTCACTGAGGGCCCCGCTGACAGCAGAAGATGTAAGAGAATCCAGTGTACCTGCCAGCCCATCAAGACCGCCAGAAAGCGCGTCTGTCGCGCCAGTCGCCTGGTTCACTCCACCAACCCATGCCATAAACGAGTTAGTGACTTTTTGCATTGAGCCGGACACTGTCGGCGGCAACGAGGAAAACTCCCCCTGTAACACACCTAACTGGCTGATTAATGCTGGTACGACTTTATCAATCGTGAGTTGCCCCTGGTCAGCCATCGCTTTAAGATCTTTTCGGGCAACCCCCATACCAGCAGCTAGGGCACGGATGACACGATCCCCAGCTTCGTTAACTGCGTTAAACTCTTCGCCACGCAAAACACCTTGAGCAAGCGCCTGGCTAAACTGGGTAATAACAGAACCGGCTTCTTCTGTGCTTGCACCAGATAGCTTTAGTCCTGTTGATACCGCTTCGGTGATTTTTAGTACTTCATCTGAGCTGTAGCCAAATTCACGCATTGATGCTGCAGCGCGTGAAAATAAATTAGCGTTATCAGTAAAAGCAGTGCCCGTACTCTGGCTGATCGCCATTAATCGGGTCTGAGATAAAGTAAAATCATTCGTAGACACTGAGGCTTGTTTAAGCCGTGCATTTACTGAGTTCCATTGGTCTGCAATCTGAACCAGTTTTCCTGTTGCAAATGCTGCAGCTGCAGCTGTAGCTGCTCGACCCGCTGAAGCAAATCCATCCGTTAAATCGGAAAGAGCTTTTTGGCTTTCTTTCGCAGCGGCAGCAGCCTGGCGCCCACCATTCTGCATGGTTTTATAATAGTCTTGCCCCATGCGTGAAGCTCGGGCGATCTCAGTCTGGAATGATTGAGAGTTTGCTGAAACCTTTATGATAAGCTCACGTAGGGTTGCCATTTGTATCCTCACAGGTATAAAAAAAACCGCCTAAGCGGTTTTCTTTAATTAGCAAGAATGTATCAACTACAAATCTCGCCCCATAGTTTAGAAAATTCAGTTCCACCATCATCAATAATGGTCATTCCACTTTTACTTACATACCTTTTAAACCCAGCATATGCACCAAAGCTGTTTTTAGCATTTACTTGTCCGCATACATATCCGTCACGACCAACGGTCTGGTTTTTGAAGGTTGCAGACTCGGGGTCTTTTAATTCAGCCTTAACACTAGGGTTGCTTGCTGATATAACATTCATGTTGTTGTATCTTTTCTGCCTATCGTTCTCGCTAATTCTCATTAGCTCCTCATGGTTCTCATACCTCTCCCCCCACAAAGGGACCATTGAGTTAACAAAAAACAAGACAAATACAGAACCGAGAATTATCAAAAGAGAAGCAATTTCCCTGCCAATCTTATCCATATATTTTAAAGGAATGACCAAAACAGCAAAAAGAAACACAATTGATATTGGTTGCCTTAACGCAATAATAAATGCTATAGCAAAAACTACTAAAGATAAAACGCCCAATATTTTTTTCATTTTTTATCCCAATAGGTAGAAAAGAACTAAAATCCTACCATTGGTTATGTAAAACTTCAGCTATCATTGTTTGTTCAAACTGATGCAGCCAGCAGCGCCGCTTCCAGCCCAGCAAATGGGTCGTCGCTATCGTTTACCTCATCCTCTTCTGTGCTCCACTGAAGCTGTGCGTCTTCAATGGTGACTTTACCGCCCTGCGCTCCGTAAACCGCAGATACCAGCTGAGCATTGAGAATATCGCCGCGAATATCGCCGATTGGGCTGATACGGTCGTATTCAGCCCACATCCTGAATTCGCCGACCGTCATTGTTTGTCGCAGTTCGCCCAGCGTGCGGCCCATCCGGAGCGCCAGCGCCATCAGGAACTGCATGCCAGGCATTTTTACTTTGCTTTAGCATCATCCGCGTCACGAATGAGATCAAGTGCCTGCTTCAACAGCCGGGAATGCACAGGGCCATAGATCGCTTCAACCTGTTCGGTGTCATCGACAGTAAAGACGGGCTGCAGGTCGGTATCCAGCAAAATATCGATGAAAAGCGTGACGTCGGCCCGCATCGTGCGGAAGGCTCGTTCTGAAGGGGTCAGTTCTGGTGCCTCCTGGGGCTCCTGCCCTTCCGGTAGTTTGGGTGGTTCCGGGCTGGCAATGCCCTGCCAGCGAATCCAGGCTTCTGCTGATGGCTCACGAATGATGACTTTGGCGTTATCCCACTCCGGAACGGAGACTTCTTTTTTACGAAAGCCCGCCATCGGTGCCAGTGCCAGTGCTTTAAGACTCGGTTTTGACATTAATTTTATCGCCGGTCTCCCGGCGCTCCGTTAATTGATGGTGACGGTGCAATCAGAAGAAGTGATCACAGTGCCATCGGCATCAGTAACCACGCAGGAATAAACCCCGGCATCACCGGATACAGCGCTGGCTTTCGTAAACGTTGCGCTGGTCTGGCCGCTGACCGTCGAGGTGCCCTTTTTCCAGGCGTAGGTATAAGGTGCCGTACCGCCCTGGACGACCACGCCCATGGTCAGGGCGCTTCCTGCCGCGACCGTTTGGGACGCCGGAAGGTCAGTAGCAAACGACAGAACTCCTGGGGCGTTAATATTGGTGGGTTTACCTTTCAGACGCAGCGAGAACGTTGCAGCAACCACGCCATTGGTTTGAGAATCCCAGGTGTGCTGACGTACCTCAGCGCGCATCAGGAATCCATTACCAGACGGGAAAATAACCTTAAACCCATAAACCCCGTCGTTATCATATGCTGCACGAAGTGCATCCTGCGCCGGGTTGCGGTAGAAGTTACCGGAAAGTGACATTTCAGACGGAGCAGGAAGGCCGTTGATATTTTCCGTTTCATCCGAACAGAGCGTTGTCACGTCAATATCGTTTTTCTGACCAGCGGTAAAGCTTGCCTGTTTGATAGTGCAACTCAGGTTTAACCAGGTTGCGGTATCCAGCTCTGCCGCGGTGACCGGCACAGAGGTAATCATTACTACCGTTTTTTGGGCACGTTCAAATAGTGCTGACATTGCAGCCTCCATAAATGAAAAAACCGCCAGCGGCGGTCAGATTGGATTGGTTCCAGTCAGGCAATGACCGTTATTTCGAGCGTTGCCCGATGCAAGTGGGTTGTAGTGTCGTAGCCGGGGATTTTGGTAACTTCGGTAGGTGAAAATACTTCCAGCCGGGAAAGGGCCTCAAGCCGCAACGCCCTGGCCTCATCGTTAGTTTCTGCCCACACGTCTACCTGAATGTGCAGCGTCGATTCGGCCTGCCCACAGAACACATCCCCGGCAACATCTGTCGGTATCGAGAAAATGATGTAAGGAGCGGCCACCGCGGGTAAATCGTCGCTGCCAAGCGGCACCACATACGGATAAACCCGCCCGTCTGCCAGCGGAGCAAGCAAAGCGTAGATATCATCCTCTGTCATTTCGCCAGCACCTCATCAATCGCCTTGTTCATTCGGTTTATTGCTGCCTGTGCAGCTTCTTCCTGCCGGGTATCAAACGCGGGACGTACAAAGGGATGTGCCGGAGCCGTAGATGTTCCCAGCTCCACGAAGCGCCAGTAAAAAGCATTCCGCTTGTTGCTGGCCTTCATGGTGTTGTCGCTGTTCCCCGTTCGCGGATTAACGCCACGAATATGCACCCCTGACGCGATTTCCCCACGGCGACGGCTTTTCTGGGTGACGACAACAACGTTTTTCTTCAGTTTTCCGCTTTGCTCAGGAGCCCTGTCAATAACTTCCTGCCGGAGAACTTCGGCCCCGGCGCGGGTCGAATCCCGGAGGACTTTATTGTTTTCAGCTTTGCTGAGGGTCTGCAGGTCTCGGGCGATATCCTGCAAACCGGAAAAATCCAGATTCACATCAATCATTTTTCGGCCCCCTGTTTGCAGAGAATTTCCAGCCGGGTACCTTTGATATCCGGAACCGGAGGCCCGGTAACGTTCAGAATGGCGTCTTTGAATGGACCTGTCAGCACCTTAAACCTTGACCTGGCGGTGATCTCATGATGGTAGCGGGTCCATACACGAATTGTTGCATCGGCTTGTTCTGCACCAGCAGACAGTAGTTCCCGCCCACTGATGCCTTTCACCTCTGCTGAAATGGTTTTTCCCTCAAGCCATTGCTCAACCGGCTGTCCAGAAGGAGTTCGCGTGGTAGAAAAGTTCATAATTACTACGCGGTGCACAAAACGACCTGGCTCCATTATATCCCCTCGGCTTCATCAGTTTCGCCTCTCCAGTTCCTTACCTGAAATAACAGATCATTGGCCCTCTGGTTGGCATAAAGCTGAGTCTCTGTCTGCGCTCCGCGATGCTCAAAGGCATCACAGAAAAATAAGAGCATGGCGCTGACAACCTGCGAAGGGAGATCGTCGGGCTGTTTCCAGCGTGGTTCGTCGCAATATGTCAGGCAGTAATCCAGCGCACCCTGAGCGTAACGAGCAATAAGCGCATCGCGGTCATCTGAGTCAAACTCAATGTGCTGGCGCAATTCTTCAATTGAAACCACATCCAGAGCATTAATCGTCATGCGTTAAAGGGCGGTTTCCCGCCCTCCTCCATTAACCACCAGCAGGTTCTGTCGCAAAGGTACCTTTAATAAGCGCAGACGGGCGATAATGCGCCAGCGCCAGACGCTCTTCACAAAGGATAGTGAGCATGTTTTTCACGAAGTTGTCGCGGTCTTCACGGCTGACTTCAATGGTGGCATCCATTCGATCCCAGACCTGAGAGGCCATATCAAAACCACCGACGGTGAAGGTTCCCTGTGTCTGAGCACGGGTAGGAACGACCGGAAGCCCCCACATGATGTTGCTGGTAAACGCCTGAGGTCCGCCAAAGAGATATCGCCCTTCGTTATCTTTCAATAAGGCGATATTGTGCCAGTCACGGGGGTTGAGGATGATGCCAGAGGCGCTGAATTCGGATTCAGTTACCTGGAAAATGGCGTGAGCGATGATGTCAGCACGCGTATCACCTGTAACATTCAAATCCGTGTCATAAGCCGTTGCAACATGGTTGATACCCTCCAGGTCATCACCGCTGCCATCACCGTTTAACAACTGGCGCTCTTCTTCCAGAGCCAGACCATACAGCAAGCGGTTGTTAACATAAGATTCAAGCATTGGCGCATCATCCATCACCTGGCGGGAAGCCTGAATCCAGTGAGCAATGGTTTTAACGTTGGCAGTCTGCTTGGTGAATGTGATGTCGGATTCTGGCTTGAGCGCTTTTTCCGCCACGCTTGCAGCATTGTTGGTAAAAACGTTTTCACGGACATATTCCAGTGAGTTACTGGAGATACGCCCCTGAGCCAGCAGATCGCGGATAGTCAGACGACGTAAGCCAGGCATAATGATGCCTGGAACCTGCATCGGCTGAATGAGAGACCCGGCAGATGCAGCACCACTTCCCAGTGATTTATTAAAGGTACTCGCATCAAAGTTACCTTTACTGCCATTCCAGGACTTAACCAGCTCTTCTGCTGCACGTTCTGAGAAGGATTTCTTCTCACCAGGATTATCAGGGCCGGAAGAAAGCCGCTGTTCGAGATCAAAGAGACGTTGACCAGTTTTGGTCATCTCCTCATTAACCTTCGCCATATCATCCTGCAACTGTTTGGAGATCGTGCCATTCTGCTCGATCTGTTTTTTCTGTTCGTCGAAAAGCCCCTGCAGCTTACTTTGTGATTCTTCCAGGGCTTTCTGAATTTGAGCGAGTTCGGACATATTAATTTCCTAATGTCTGATGAAAATTAGAGATGCTCTTAAGCAGAGCGCTGATATCTTTGTTTTCGTCACTTTCGGACTCGCTCCGAACCGCTGACTTAAACCGGGCGATAAGCCCTACTGCCTGTGACTTGCTGAGACCGACTGAATCCCTCAGCCAGGCTTCAACATCACGAATGGTTTCAATACCGTCGATACTTTTCATGGAATCCACACCCGCCAGCTCATTTGCCGGAAATGTGCAGACGCTGATTTCTTTTAGCCATGAAATGTTTTTGAAGATGCGACCACCATTAGCGGGAGAAATGCTGTAGTCGTCTTTTGTTACCGCAAAACCGACCGACATTCCCTCGACCGTACCGTGAAGCATGGCTGCTTTAAGGTCACTGGCCGCGCTATTTCCGGGGGTCAGCTGTCCACGAACATAAAGACCTTTACTGTCTTCTTCGAGGGCATCCCATTTACCAACCGGAATTTCCCATTGCCGATGATTAAAAAACATCGCAACTTTGCGCGTCTGTTTTTCAAGCGTGTTTTTGTAGGCTCCTGGAAGAATAATATCGCCGTCTGAATCTGTATTACCGAATACAGAGGCATATCCCTCAAAAATTCCCTGCTTACCATCTCCGGCGAATTTAATTTCTGTTTCATCGAAAGAAAGCGTTTTGATGATGTCAGGCATCATGGCCCCCATAAAATTAAGCCCCGTCATTGCGGGGCTGTGTGTTATTACCTAGATCTGTAATGGGCACATATTGCGCCTGACGCATGGCTACATCACCGCCAGGTACCGGAGGGTAGTTATCCAGTCTCCGCATTTCGTTTATTGTCCGTAATCCTGCCTCGCCCATAGCTTTCATGAAGGCCGCACGTGATGCAGAATCACCTCTCAACAATCCGTCCAGGTTGTGCTCTGCGTGATATACGCCTACTTGATCCGGTTTCAATAACCAGCGTTGGATTCCGTTTTCCCAACGGGATATGTATGGCTGCAGTGTGTACTGAAGGAATCCCAGATTCTGTTGCTCGATCCCGGTCCCCCAACTGGTACTTTTCTCTACATCGCCTACCAGATGGGGAGGAACACCAAAGAATCGCGCAAGTTCGCTGACCTGAAATTTACGGGACGCCATTGTCTCTGCATCCTGAGGGCTGACGCCGATATCATGAGCCTGAAAATTCGCCTCAAGTATCCAGAGGCGTTTCTTCACCGGACCACCAGCGATTTCTTTAAAATTCTCCTCCAGCTGAGCACGTTGCTCTTTTGTCAGAACCCGATCCCCAGTGGTTAATATTTTGGGAGACTTTGCGCCATTAGCATAAAACTCTCGCTGCTGATCCTCCATCGCCACGGCAACCCCGGCTGATTTGCAGGCGTGAGCTATTGGAGACAAGCCTACCAGGCCACTAAATCCGAAGCCTTTAAGGTGAAAAATGTCCTTTTGATTGAAATTCGCATATTCAGCATCACGCCGATAGCGATAGATAATCTTCTTTCCTTCGAGCCTGACATCCATATTTGCCGACATCAGGGGAAGCAGGCTTATAACATCTCCCACAGAATTACGCTCTATCAAGGCGTAGGCATTTCCATAAAAACAAAGCTGCATTGTCATGGCCTCGCGAAACTCCTGCGCGGTCATGTACTGATTTGGAGAGTACCGGAGCAGACGTGCAAGCGGTGTATTCAGGCCAACTTTCTTCCGGTTATCATTCTTATCGGTTTCGAAAACATCCAATGGCAAACAGGCGGTCAGGGTGGAAATAAGGGAGACGCAGCGCCAGACAGTCGATATCTGCAGAATGCGCTCATCGGTTATCTGGGAGTCGCCCAGCACGCCGCTGGCAGATACAGGGCCAGTTTGCGACCCCTGCTCTGGCGTTACCAGCCGACCACCAACGAACCAAGATGCTACTCTGGCCCACAAGCCATTATTGGTTCGTAGATCAATGCTGTATTTTGTATCGTCCATCACATGCTCAACGGTTGTGAGAAGAAGTCGTCAATATCACCATCATCAGTGACATCACCTTCGGAAGCTCCTATTGCCATTGCAGAAGCCACCACACCATCAATTCGGCCCGTGCTCTTTTTCTTGGCAAATATGCGGTTTTCCTTCTGGTCTGCTTCGGTAACAGCGGAAGCTGCATTCCATCGAAGGCAGGGATTGGTTTTAATAATGATTTCGCCGTCATCCAGGCGTTGCTCGAATAACTCAATAGAATGAGGCATCCACAACCCGGATTCCTGCGCTTTATAGTAGCCCTGGCCGTGAGGTATCAGAGGGACAGATACGTTAGCCTCCTCCAGCTCCGGCTCAAGATACTTAATACGGTACTGGTCGAAAGCGATCGCTTTGATATAGAACATCTGGGAAAGGTCTGATATTCGCTCAGCAACGAAACCATATTTCACTGCTTTACCTGGCGTGGTGTGAATAAATCCGTCACGCTCCCAGGCATCATAAGGTACCCGGTCCGTTTTAGCCCTTTCCAGCAGAGTATCTTTCGGCGTCCAGAACTCTACGAGCAGGCGGCGCTTTTTCGGGAAAAACAGCGCCAGCGCCGTAAGGTCGCGTGAGCCTGAAAGGTCAAGACCTCCATAGCATTCTTCGCCCTGTAACTCCTGCAGGTCAAAGTCCTCTTCACACCCCATCCAAACATCGCTGCTCATCCATGGGTTATCGGCATCTACCCACTGACAGAAGTTTAACCGCCGAACAATACTTTCCTTCGACGGCATCCCCCGAGCCTGCGTAACCTGCTCACGCAGGTAACGATCGGTAAAAGTGTGACCAAGTGAGGGGTTTGCTTTTTTCCAGCAGGACTCATCCTTGAAAGGGTCTTCTCCTTCGTCAAGGGAGCAAATGAAAGAAAAGAAACTGTCATCTTCAATCGAGCATTCGGCAACTTTCCGCCCATACTCGTGATAGTCGTAGCAGACACTGGTTTTGTCGTGGCCGCTGTTTGTGATCATGAAAATCAATGCCTGGCGACGACCTTTCGTCCCGGCGCGCATCATTTCCACTACCTGGTTGCTTTTGTGCTCGTGAATTTCGTCAATCAGCGCACAGTGTGGGCGTGGCCCTGACTGCCCATCATCCGAACTGATAGGCCGGAAGAATGAGCCGGTCTGAAGAAACGCAAGGTTCCACTCTTTCCCCGCGCCGCCTGATTTATTTATTCGCTGTGCTAACGCAGGGGACTGATCCACCATCGCGACAGCATCACGAAAAAGGATCATGGCCTGGTCTTTTTTCGTCGCCGCTGCGTAGACTTCTGCGCGAGGTTCTTTGTCGGCAACCAGACAGTAAAGAGCAATACCCGCTGCAAGTGGAGATTTGCCAGAGCCTTTACCTGACTCGACGTAAGCCATCCGGTACCGGCGATAGTCGTCTGAGTTTTTCCACCCGAATATCGAGCCCACAATAAAGCACTGCCACGGCAGCAGATCGAAGGGTTTACCTTCATGCTCACCGCCGTTGAGCTTCAGTACTTTGGCAAAAAAGTCGATAGCACGCTGCGCCGCTGCAACATCCCATACCAACCCGCGAGCATGGCAGGATTCCAAATCTTTGAGATGTCGTTTACAGGAGTTTCTGATATCAGGCCCGGCGATTTCTTTGCCGGAGTCTACATCCCGCGCATATTGCGTGGCGGGATCAACCGAAGAACTGGTTGAGCGGGTCTTCTTCTTTTTCTCCACCATCTACTTTCACCTTCGTCCTGGCTGCAGGTGTAAGACCGAATTCAACCAGATAACTTTTGAAACGGCGATCAGCGTCGGCCAGCATGGCCACCGCCGGATTTGCTTTAATCAAAAAGCCGCCATCGGTCTGCACCGTATATGTTCGGCCCTCATCGGCGATAGTGAGGCGCAGCTGCAAAATGTCGGCATAAATATCGCAAAGACGCTCCAGCGCCAGCGTATCTGCAACGGTCAGAATCCCCATTCCGTCGAGTAGCATGGTGAGTTTTCCCCAGGCTACTTTTCCCCAGTCGGTGAGATGCGCCGGAGGGCTGGGTATTTCCCGCGCTGGCGTGGGTTCTTTATCGTTGAGTTTTCGTTTTCCCGGATTACCGGTTACCACTTTGAGATGGGTCGGTTTCGGGCGTCTTCCTGCCATCGGAACCTCCCAGAAAAAAACTTTTCATTTCGCGGTTGTGCACAAAAAGGATGGGCGGCGGTCATTTCGGGTCAGACTTCTGAACTTTTGACCCGCCCCTCCCCTATGGAATTGACGTCATCTGAACCAGTGAGAATTTGGATCAAGCGGAATACCGTTTTCATCGCAGCCGATAACGGTGCCGCGCTTCTCCATTCGCTGCTTCGTTGAGTCATGGTGCTGCTTACACAGCCCTTGCCAGTTCTTCCGGCTCCAGAAAAGCTTTTGCGCTTTCGCTATTGCCTTGCTGTCACCAGAACGCAGAGCCTCTTTCAGTTTATGCGGGATGATGTGGTCAACCACCGTGGCCGCTGTCACCCTGCCTTGCTCGTGGCACATGACGCATAAGGGGTGCGCACGAAGGAATAGAAGACGCTCACGGTCCCATTTGCTGCCATATATGCGCGGTTCTTTGTTCATGTTTTCGTTCCTTGAGCATTATCACAGGCACTCAGTGAATGCCTGCTGTAATGCCTAGCTCGACTGTTCAGCGCTCGTATCGAAGAGCGGTAGCGCTTCAGTTGCTTCCTGCACAGCTTTCATCGTCTTTGCAACCACTTCAGTCTCTGATGTGACGCGGCTATATTGCTGGATGAATAGCTGGTACTTAAGCGGACTGTCCTGAACAAATTCTACAGCGACTTTTGCCGCCGCGGTGTCGTAGTTCAGGGTGGAGAGCTTCCGTAATGCCTACTGTCGTTCCAGGTGTTCGTAACGTGAAATGGTCTTGCCGTTTGCGTTCATCACGTAGGCCACTTCTCCCTGCTTCAGGAATACGTTCTGGTCCATTCCCGATACGGCAATACTCTGCTGGTTGGGGTTGAAACCAACGCTCAGTCCACAATGAATTTCTTCGCCGCCACTAGGCGACATCACTTTTACTGTTAACATGCTTCTTCTCCTACTTCTGGCAATAAAAAAGGCCGCCATTGGCGACCTGGGTTCAAATTATGTGTTTCAGGGCATATGACACGAGTAACCGCAGTAATAGCCACCGTTGGATTGCGGGTTGACTTTCTGCATATTCTCTGCAACCTACATTTAAGTATAGATCGAACCAGCAGTCCCGATTATCGCAGCAAGCAGAAAGAAGGTGACGGCAGTTCTACGCATTTGCACGCCATAAAATGACAGAGCCAACCCGACGAAAGCAACAATTAAAACTGTCCACATATCCAGTAAGAGGAAGAGATATCCCTCGAAAGCACTGTCAATCAGTACGTCCACATCGCGCATTCCTTTTAATAGATAAACTCCGCTGAAATACTATCACGATAGCGTTAGCAGACTATCTGCTAATCATCAAGCATCGACTGACTTATTTTCGGTGGATTTCTTTTCGCAAGTTGTGTTAGCAATCAGCGTCAGGGCGAGCCACCGCGCGGCATGCCCACATACAGGCTTCCTGCATTTTGGTGCGAGCGATTGCCAGACAGCGCAAAGCTTCATCAATCTCCCGAGCCTGCTCAGCGCTTAACATTGCCGGGCCATTACGGACAGCCAACAATTCACCTCGATCGGTATCAAGCAAACTACAGAAGTGGCGGCTGACGCCTTTAAGGCGGTTCATTCGCTCAATGTCGCCAGCGGTTAATGTGCGGTAGCCTTTTACAGTGCTGCCGTCCTGCGGTTTTGCTTCACTCATTGGTTTTCTCTTTTGGTTGGATATGGAAATTTACCCGCTATTGCGAGGCATCACGATTAAAGGCTGCTACAGGGTGGCGGACAACATTTCTCCTCTATACTGTTAAATCGCCTAACTCAACAGAACAGGGAGAAAATATGATCGATCATTACTACGTAACTCACGCTCAAATCCTGGCGCTGAGAAACGTTGTTGCTTTTATCGTGCAAACGATGCCCGAAGAACAAAAAGAAAATGTCCTTCAGGTTTTGAGAAAATTTGCTGAAATAGAATTAATGGATGGTATCGACGCGCCGCCTACGAGTGATATCACCCCGAAAACAGTTGAGAAGTTAAATAAAGCCTACAAGGCAATCTTCAATGACATTATCGATCTTTCAACGCCTGGCAGGGAATCTGCTTCAGCAAGCTACCTGCAATAGCTCTCGCCCTTATCTCCATGATGGCCAGAACGTTCTTGTCTGGCCCTTTCTCAAGTTTGCTCAGTCGAAATTCAATATTCTTTGCCTTGATCATCGCGTAACCTTGTCTATTGGTTGCGGGCAATTAGCCAGCACTGATTTGTTGTGCGCCAGAATGTCGCGCTTCGTCTGACGGTCGAGAACATCGATATCGTGGTCTGCGAGATAGATAATTTTCGCCCACAGGCAACCTGTATCAACTACCACCGGGGCGGGTAAATCTTTCGCGCAGCTCCCGATCAACATCGTCATCAGGCATATGGCTAACAGTCTACTGTACATCACTGGCCCCTTTCGTAACTTCCGCCTTACGTTCTGCCGCGGCAATGCTGGCCGCAGCGTTCTCTTCGATACGCTGCTGCTCTGCTTTGGCTTCTGCCTTGCTGGTTCCGCGTGAATGGCCTAACCCAAATGCGCCAGCGATAACGGCCAGTAACGCAGTTGCCAGACCAATAATCATTTCAATGCCCATAGCGACCTCACATCAGTACTGATTTAGCCTGGTTAAACAGCGCTCGGCGTTTATCCAGACCGTTGCGGCCACCGTTAATAAGCAGGGTTACGCGCTCAACATCACCGGAATGAAGAAGGCAACCGTGGGAAACATA